TGATACAGCAGCGGTTACTAATTCCTCTGCAGCACCACGACCATCATCTTCATCTGCAACTTCATATTCTGGAGTTGTTGTTTTCTTGTTACCAAGAACATAATCTAAACGAGTCTTCAGCTCTTCATAAGTCTTGAACTGGTCTCCTGCAACTAACTCAGCGAGAGAGAATTGCTTCTTCCACAATGACTCAAGAGCATCATCATCATTAAGTAATGGACTCACAGCAGCAAACTCAGAACTGTCATAGTTTCTATAACCTGCGACATTCTTTGCTTTTAACTTGAAGTTAGCACCTTGCCAGAAATCGAATGGATC